GGGACCTTGAGGTCCTGTATTGCCAGTGGGACCTTGTGGACCAGTATCTCCGGTTGGTCCTTGAGGTCCTGTATTGCCAGTGGGTCCTTGTGGACCGGTATTACCTGTGTTGCCAGTAGGTCCTTGAGGGCCAGTTGGACCTTGAGGACCCTGAGGTCCAGTAATTACGTTTAGATTGTCGGTAATTTGAACATAGTTGACTTGATCCGAGGCCTGTGCTTGCACAGAATATACGACAGGATTATTTGTAACCTGTACAATTTCATTATTACCTGTTTGTGCAATGACAGTAATTTGATCCATTATCTTGTGACCTCACCATATACAGTAACATCACCATATATTAATTTATAAGTAAAATCGTTTGAATCAATAAATTCCATATCATACACATATGAAGAAGAAGGAGGTTTTTTATTTCCACTCAAATCAACTTTAATATTAGCGGTTCTTTCAGCCGAAAGTGAAATGTAAATATTACTATTTCCTGTATCAATAGTGATATCACCACTTCCTGTTGATAGGCTTTCTGTTATTGTGCTGGATCCATATGAAGGTCTAATCTGCATACGAGCAGAATATCCTGACAGGTCTTTATTATTTCCATTTGAATCTTTTACTGTTAGAACAAGACTATAATTTGAGCCCTGTTGCATTACAATATCATATTTGTTTTCTAACATTTTATTCCTCTTAGAACTCTGTTATTGTAGTTGTATAACCAAAATCATCACCAGGCTGTGCATCTATTGGGTTTGGCTCTACATCAATCTCAACCAACTTGAGCGGTGTTGCATCAAAACTTGCTATGCTATAGGCCGCATTTGTTGATGTTGCTCTTATTGTATTATTGACCTGGAAATTCCCTTGGGCACCACCAATTTTTTACTTACCAGTTTCCGGTGTCCAATCCAGTACAATACCATATGCATTGGCTGTAAGTGGGTTGGATCCTTGATATATTGTATCTTCTATCTTAAATGTCCCATTATTACCATTGCTCGTATTTATTCTAACGATGTTGCCGCGAACAAGCGCAGGATCATTGAATATGTTGGCAATAGACTTGCGAATAATCTTGGGCTTGGCTATTGGGCCATAGAAGTAACCTTTAAGCGTAAAATTTAATGTCCAATAGCAATATCTAACGGAGTCATAGTTGCCTTCATATTGTATATTATTATTAACATTGTTAAGAATTATAGGAATGTCTTTGAGAAATCCCATATCAGGAACAGTGTTGGCTGTTACCGTATAATCTGGATTAAAATAAGGAAATATTTGCTCAACAATATGTGCACCATCATCAATATTGCGAGTATAAATGATAAGTTCAAAATTAACATCATAAGGTACACCCATATACATAGAATTGGCTTTAGATGCGCTGTCACCTTTGGCCATTTTGAGCAATGAATTTTGTTTTCGGCTAGCATCGTATGAAATGCCGCTTATTTCAAACGACATACGAGGTAATGTTAGGCCGGTTTCTCTCTGTAAATCTGGATCCGATTCAATACGGGTTATGTATTTTTCTTTGGGTCCGTATATGAGTGGCACCTTTATACGCTTGAGTTCTTGCCCCGTATCTTTATTTGTACGAACAAGAGTTATATTATTAAACATGTTACCAAAAATGATAACATATTTTCTTGTCAATTGGTGGTAAAAATATGGATTGCTTAACATTATGGTAACCCAAACGGATTGTTTTCACTAAGGTCAATATAATTATTGGCCTCATCTTTCAAATCTTTATTATTGAATAGATCATAGTCTATGTAATCACCTAACGTATCTGTTGCACTTATAGCATACTTGGTGGTTGATGTTACACCAGTAAGATTTCCTGTCGTGCTGAAGTTTCCGACTATATTAATAAGGTAAATAGAATTGGCTGATTTATCCCAATCTTTGACTTCTGCACGGGCCGTAGAATAGTTGAGATTGGCCCCTTGATACACAGTTTCGCCAATAAAGTAGTTGTTAGAACCACCAGACAGATTTAGTTTAATGGTGTATTCTGTATGTACGGCAATATTATCGACTTCACTAACACCAGTCTTGATATCTTCATGACTGAAGCGGAACATTTCTGCACGAAGTTCGTAAATATATGGATTTCTATTGCCCAACGAGAAGTACATCAACTCTTCTTCGATAAACTTTACTTCAAATAGTTTTTGTATGGCGGGCACATATATCAAATCACCTTCACGAGGCCTGGTAGCAATAACAGAAGGAACATACTTTTCAAACTCTCGCCGAGAAATAATGAAGTTGGATGTATCTCGGATTTCCAGACCAAATTTGGAGAAGAAGTCACCATCACCTTCATAGCCCTGTACGTTGGCCAGATAAAATGCCATAAGATATGCACGATCAAATTTAGATGTTACATTTTCACCAAATATGAAATCGTTTTCATTAAAATGTTCACGAGGCAGATAATAGCAGTTATGCCCCATAATACCAATAGATTCATGAACAACATCTTCCATCAACCTAATTTCATTGGTTGCAAAGGCCGAATAGTTGTTAAAGTAATGTGAAACTGGCATATTTTATCCGATTATGAAATTGACGGGTTGCTCATAAGTCAACCTAATCTGATCTTCAATCTCTTTTATTTCAGTTAATGCTTCTTCGTAGATTTGCTGGCCATTCATTGTAATACCACCTGGCAATTGCATACCACCAAACTTTTTCATATTGTTTCCCCACTGGCGCTTGATGTAGGCTGTTGCTAATTTCTTGAGCATACGATCATTATAGACTTTTGGATAATCTTCTGGGCAGGTGATATAATGCCCTTCGATGATGATATATTCGCCTGGTATAGCATACTGTACCCAGTTCCAGTCAATATAAAGCCTTTGCATATGGCGATTGAACCGTATTGGCTGCTCACCGGAGAACAGCATATCTAATGTTCTGAGATGCTGCATTGTCAAGGCATAGTTGACATATGATGTTGAAGTAAAATCATAGAGTTCATGGAGTCGTAGTTGGTATCTGAGGTCAAACATATTGACCGTTGCATTAGAAGAAGACAGAGGAAATATACGGGTTACACCAATAACAGCATCATTTGTGATTGGAATATACTGGTTTGTAAAATCTTCAGCAGTCAGCAGATGTTTGAAATAGCCTCTTTCTGTGCCATCAAAGTGGAAATCTTGGAAATACTGTAGGGCCTCGTCGATCCGATCTTCAACCTGGTCGTCATCCACATTGATTTGTAGAACTGGAAAACCAAGTTGTCGCAGGCACCAGTTTTTTAGTTCTTCTCGGGTGTCTGTTCCTG